CTTGGGCTGACTCTTATGGTAGCGTAGAACAAGCTACCGCTGATGAAGCATATTCAGCGAGTCAGTTGGTAGCGCTTATCAAGCGGTACCCTTATCCTGCACCCGAGCTGAAGACTATGTCTAAAGCCAAGGCGCTGGAGAAGTTCGATGCAGCAGAGAAACGCTGCGCGAGGTACAACTTGAAGTTCCAACTCCGTGAAAGACGGAAGTGGAATCTTGATGAGGCCAAACTAAATCGAATGGCCAGCTGGATCCGACACGTTATCGGTGTAAAACCCGATCTCGTTAAGATCTATCAAGAGTGCTACTTTGGGCCTGGGGCGTCCGTAGGTGTTCATGGTTCGTCCACTAACTTAGCTAGAAAGTTGCTGGCGAGTGAGTGGTCATGTTCACCTTCTGCCCTTCCTTACGCCGTTGCCGCTCTAAGTCACGATGACCACATTCTGGAGCTACTATGCCCCAGAGTTAATGGTTATATAAACTTAGATCCTCATCTCTTCAAACAAGAGTTACTGAGGAAGGTACGCATGGTACACTATAACAAAATCGTTACAGTGCCAAAGACCACTCTCGTAGATCGTACGATTGCGGTCGAACCGTTGTTGAACGGGTATCTCCAATCAGGAACTGACGTTTATCTGCGTCGGCGCCTGAGAAGAGTCGGGATCAATCTGGCTGATCAAAGCCGGAATCAATCCTTAGCTAAGGTCGGTTCTTTTGACCATAGCGACCCTTTCACCACCATAGATCTCTCCTCGGCTTCGGATAGTATCCCGATAGCTTTGGTGAGAAGGTTGTTGCCGCCTGAATGGTATTCCTTTTTGGATGCCATAAGGAGCCCAGCCTATCTAATTGGTGATGGCCATGCTAAACGCTATCACAAGTTCGTCTCTATGGGTAACGGCTTCTGTTTCCCTTTGGAAACGCTGATCTTTGCGTCTGTCTGTCAACTATACACGAAAACGTCCGCCGATTTCTCGGTTTACGGAGACGATATAGTTGTAAGGCAGTCCATTTCTGCGAAGGTTCTAAAGACCTTGTGGCAGATTGGATTCAGACACAACCCGAATAAGACCTTTTTAAAGGGCCCGTTTCGGGAGTCTTGTGGAGCAGATTGGTTCGCCGGCCGAGATATACGGCCATTAACGCTTGATTACGAACTCGATTGTTTGAGTTCGATAGTCAAGTTCCACAACATGTCTCTTCAGAAGCCCGAACTTTGGGATATGAAGTTCTCAGAGGTACGAGAGTACCTTCGAGAGATGGTTCCTGCGGCGCTCCGTTTATGTCGCCCTTATAAAGGCAATGTATTCGGTGCGTTCCAGGTGCCCTTTGACATGTTTCTGTCTTCGTCCTTTTCCGTCTGGGATCGTTTTACCCAGTCGTGGAGTTGGATGGAGATGGATATCTCTGGGGTTGGTGATACTAACCTTCGAGATAG